CTCGCTGCCCTCTTCAATCGTCATGGCCAATTTGCCTTGAACCAAAATATTCTTATTGCCCTTTGTCAAATCATAGTCGTCAGCCATCACCTTTGTCACTTGCGTGCCATCAGGATGAATTTCTGTCAGCGTGCCACTTTTATGCTTCTTGCGAATGCGTTCAGCGTCGGGCGTATCGTCAAACTCCTCTATATGCCCACTTTCAGTTTCGCGTACATGGTTGTATGGATATTTTGCCGCATATGGAGAAGCGGGCTCGCTTACGTTTTCGCCGGAAAGCAGATTATCTTCTATTGTGTTGGTTCCGATCGCTAGCTTGTTCGTGTCAGATCCAGATATTGGCAGGCCGCCCAATGAACCTACCATGATTGGAATTTGCATGTCTTTGCCGTCGCGAAAGAAAATCGCAACATGCGTGCCGACTTGTGGACCTATTGGCGTAGTACCATCGCCGGCCAGAGCGGCCGACGTTATCGGTTGTATTGGATATGCCCAAGGCAGGCTATCCGTCGGGATTTCGACTTTTGAAGAATGGAGTTCTGGCACACGCACCTTGCATCTGCCTATTTCCTTCGGGTCCATTCTATCTTCAACGATCCCTATATACATTTCCATAATCCTAAACCTCCAACGGCTTTGATAATGTATCCTTGGCCAATCTCATATGCATGCGATAAGAGTCTGGTTGTATTACATGCCTCAAGTGTGTTACTAGATATCGACCTGTATAATAAACGTCTTTTCCGGGCGGGCTATTCTCGTTTGCTGGTTCTACTGATGGTATGTCCAAGCCGATCACATCACCAACTTTACGCTGAGCGTCGCCCGGTACGGTCACATTCACAATGACATTATTTACTTGTTGCATTTGAGAATGACGCCGCATGATGCGTTGCTCTGCATGTCCTTGTGGGTCATATACACTTTCGTCAAAAAGACCGGCGTGTGTGGGGTTGAATGAAAATCTCTGCGCGTCGGATGTGCAGTAATTATCAACTGTTGGGTGACACAGCATAGAATTACCGCCTGCAGTCTTTGTGGATTCTAGATGATCCTGTTTTTCCCAATCAGTCGCATAGTTGTATTTATAGTACGACCACGTTTTGCCGACAATATCGTGTACTGCCATGCTGGACGCATACATACCACGACGCAGATTTTCACAAATGTCAAACGTTTTGACTATCTCATATGATTCAATTGTACGCATTTGCTCAGACAAATCAAAATGCTTTGGCTCCCTTACAGCGTCTGTTTTGATATTGGCCATCTGATAGACATATGTTAGATCGGGTATCGTGTCAAGATGATTGGCATTATGCGTTACAACCGATTGTTTCACAGTAGGCGCAGACAACAGGCCGCCGAGTGTTCTGAAAAAGAATCCATCATTGTTTTCATAGAACAAGAAATTTGAGCTGTGCGTGTTCGTCGATGAAATGCTTCTCGCCGCTATCCAGTTAATTGCGTCAAGTGGTCGCCAGCCGGGTATAACGACAGACAGCGGATGTAATGTATTCTCAAGAGACACCATGGCGCCAGTGCCAAAGCCAGCAATCAGCTCTGCCACTATGTTGCTTGGTTTCGTGTTCTTCCATGCTTTGAATATTTTCGCTTCCAGGTTGATTACGAATTCAGGAGTCACCAGTCTAAGGATATACGACTGCATGCCTTGTGTGTTCTTCTCTGTCTTTCGCTTGTCAATACGATATACCAAAAACTCTCTATGAAAGCTCGCTGTCTTGGCAAACGGCGTAGTGAATTCAACTTCAAGGCGCTCATGCCCAATAATAGGATGGTGCATGATATTGTTCTCAATGTCTGTAATGACGATATTGCCTGTCATGCAATTTGAGTACAAATCTTCGAAGAGGTTCAATTCTTCAGTCACATATGTTAAATCTAAATCCTTACCATTGTAAGATTTCAGTATCAGCGTCTTGAGTTCAAAATCGCCCGGGCGTATTGGATATCGACTATCGATTTGCGGCATTAGGTTTATTGAATACCCTTCATTGTTTTTTCAAACTCTTCTATGAATGATGCTAGATATTCTATTTTGAGTATTTTGATTGTACGCTTTTTTTCATTCTCGTTCTCTTCATGCTGTCTATTAGTGACTGGACCCTTTGTGCCATAGTAACCCTCTGGCGTTCTAATTTGCGTAGCCGTTTCTGAGGTGCCATAGTCGTAAGAATGTCCGCTGTTTAATGTATTGATATTTGTATATCCTCTATGCACTGTGTTACCATAAGCATTTATATAGTGATGTGGGGCGTCTTCGTTAAGAACAGTCTGCACGACAATACCGGCAGCGTTTGTGTTTGTCTGAATCACGATACCATCGTCGACTGCGGTCTTTCTAAATCGTGTGGGTGTAGAGAGATCTACAACAATCTTGGCCATGCTGGCATCCCACGCAGTGATCTCACTATTTGAGCCACTTAGCGATTGTGCTAGAGTAGCAGCTGAGTTGACGCTTACTGTGAAACCACCTGGCGAGCGAAAGACGTAATGCGATTTAGCATATGCTGGTGCCTCGGCGCCCGCTGTCTGTACGATGTTGCTATAGTTGTCGAAACTACCAGCGACATTATTGACAAATAGCCATTTGTTGCTGCTGTCATAATACATAATATTAGCGGACGCTGACGTATTGGACTGTGTGATATAGAAATCGTTGTTAGCGGCCGCTTTCCAATTTGTCTCTATAGAGGTTGAATCAGTCACGTCGATAATGGTTGTCGCATTGCTGAACATCAAGGCATAGCCAGGATATTTGGCGGCGACGTGTTTCTCAAGCTCTCTATTGCTGAGGCACCAGCCATGAAATGGATCTACTATCTCGTTCGTCAATAACACAACCCAATGAAGTTCTGGACTGTTATACATCTTATCCGCTACATGCTCCGGCCGCTCACCGTCCTGTAGAATGTATTGTTCATATAATCGGGAATCGTCGATGATATTGTTCTTGACACGCATGCGTTGAAAAATGTCGGTTACTAGCGTGCGAGCATTCGTGCCGTCAAGGTCGTATACGATGAGCGGAAATTGGCTAAAATAGGAAGGTGACATATTTGGAAAAAGCCTTTTGTCTAAATATATGGTGAAGGGTTGTTAGAGACAACCCCACACCTAAACACAATCGTAAAGGGAGGCTTTACAATCATGTCTGCATCTATTTATTACACCTACATTTACATCGATCCTAGAACATTTATTCCTTTTTGGTATGGAAAAGGCAAAAATAATCGTTGGAAAGATCACCTCCACGAAAAATTTGAAATTGCCACAAACAAACATAAATTTTACCGCATTCAAAAATTGAAAAAACTTGAATTGAATCCTATTATTTTCAAACATAAAGAAAATCTATCAGAAAAGAAAGCTCTATCTATTGAGGCCATAATGATTCAATTTTGGGGCCGTAAAGGAATAGATAAAGATGGTGTTCTACTTAATATCTGTCCTTCTGGTCTCCCCTCTCTAAAATATTGGAAAGGTAAAAAACGACCAAAACAAACTCGCGAAAATAATTTGTGTCAAGGCTTGATGTCTGCCGTCGCGTTAGGAAATAGAAAACATCATAAGAAATGGACAAAAGCCTAAACTAATGGCCCTCAGCAACTCGTTCTTTTGTCACGAGTTCAGTCTCCGTAAAACTGACGCTGAGTTTTACCGATGGCGATGAACCGTCTTTCATAGCTTGCCAAATCCCAACGCCTGTATGATTCACTGTTACCGAATTGCATATGCAAGTTGCTATGCGCGGAAGAAATGGATTTTCGACAATTTGCTTTCCTTGATTACGCCGATATTGACTTAGCCCATCTGAGGTATATTCTGGATTTGGACTATAGAATTTGATAGTCCATTCAGCGGGATAGGTGAAGAAATTGGCACCAGTGTCTTTACGGTATTCTGGTTTTGAATAGTAGCGAAACATTTGACAGATTCGCTTGATCATAACACTCTCTTCGGCATCAGCAGGAACTAAATCCCAATCAAAGGTAAATGTCCGAAATGGAATCCCACTAAACGTATGAAACTTTCTTGGATTTTTGGCCATCTTTCTAGCTGTTTGAATTTCAGCTAACGCTGATTCTGTATCAATATTTGGCATCAACGCTAGAGTTTTTGAAGCTAGTTTGTCTATACCAGCCATTTTCATAGCCTCTATAGCTCTATCGCCGCCGCCGGTAAGAGGAGACAGCGCGCGTGTTATTTGAGCATCTGCCTCGCCCCAATCAGCGGTGTCATTTGTGACAAGGCCGTCAGGCATATACAAGGAGATGAATTTGTTTGTTTGAACGTTTGGCGTGACCTTTATACTTTCAGCGAAGTTTGTAAGTGATTTACCAATCTCCGCTTTGATGCCAGCGGTCCCTTTTTTCAGTGTTTCAAAACCTTCGGAGAGTTTATCTTTAGCATCCGCATAAAATTTTTCGCCAACCTGGACAGCGGTCTTCGTTATCCCCTCGATGTTAGCAGTTATAGATCGCATGTCAGTGCCTGCATTACCTATTGACTCTGAGCGTCTATTTGCGCTTTGGCCCTGTATCGATTTCGATTGGTTTGGGATAGAGATGCCGAACGTAACATAATGAACGGACTCAGTACCAGGCGTACTAATATTCATTGGATATGTTAAATGCTCATACGCATGCGGCTGTTTATATCTGTTCCACATATTTCCTCTGTTGGATAGCTTGCCTTCTTTATGCAAATGAGAAGAATCACTTGGATTCGTAAATCGTTTTATCGCCATCTATATTGTCCTCTATTTCTCTAACGCAAAAAATGTATTTATGAGCCAACAAAAGTTGAAATCTTTCGCCGGCTCAATTTCCCTTTCCTTTTTTAGACTCCGCGGCGACCAAGACCACGCCCTTGTCCGCGACGCGGCGAAGCTGGGCGGCGATTGCGGCCGTTTGCTTCATCCCAACCAATCGGTCGATATCTATCATCTTGTTGATTTGGATTGCATGGGCCTAAACCGCGGCCGCTGCCAGCACCTTGGCCTTGTGGGCCTTTTCCATCTCTGTTTGGCATTATTGTATCATTCCCTTTCTGTATTATTGTATTATGTTTTACTTCATTTCTCGAATCGGGAAATGTCCCTGTCCGTGATTACCTGAAACTTCATGTCATTTTTAGCGGCAAATGCTTCTGCCGCTTTCCATTTGGCGCTGTTGATTTGAAAAATAATACTTTCTTTCAAATATCGTTTAGTCAATTTTGCTCTTTTCGTAAACGATTGTTTTGGCGCCTTAGACTCACTTTGGCATTTGATCTCAATTAGCATCCTTTTTATGTCACCACTCTTTTCACGAACTTCGATAATGAAATCCGGTATGTAGTTGTGTATACGTTGATCTTTCGGGGACAGATATGGGATCTTTATCGATTCATAGGCCCAATTCAAAACTGAATCTGTTATATCTAAAAATTTCTCGAACCTACGTTCAATTCCACTCCTATATACCACCTTACCGCTTTTCAAGTTGTTGCCGGCGTATTTTTCAACATTCTTGAGTCTATACCTGCCTTTGTATGCCATTCGTTAGAATCCTTGAACCACGGCTGGATTGTGAACATCAAACGCTGGCGTGTCCGGTGTTAGAAATGTAGAACCACCAACATTTGTCGTGGCAACGCTGGTCGGCGCGCTAATAATCGGCCCTCTCGAATCCCCACCCTCTGTAGCCTGTCGTCGCAATCGTTCATTTTTCATTTGGTTCGCTGACAAAGATGCTGCTTTTTCGTCGGCCTTTGTTTGTTGTTCTGGTGATAGACCAGCCTTTATACGCGAGTTGTTTAGAGCAAATCTATTCATCTCATATTCTTTATCTATTGCTCTATCTTCCTTCGTTCTTCTTTTCAGTTGATCAATGGCCTTTATTTTGAAGTCACTTTCTCCACCAGCGTTCAACATCTTTATATCTTGATTCGTCAATATAGGAGAAATAGCGCGTTGCAATCTTGGATCGTATCTATCCCACAAACTTCGCATCTTGGTTGGGTCGCCACCACCAAATTGTCTTAGACTCTTTAGCTGTGTTTGCGCATCTTTTTGAGACGCTATCAATTTTTCCTTAGCATCTTCGCTTATCTTCAAATTATTTTTTCTTCCTTCTTTCTTCACCTGTTTAACAACTGGGCCAGCTTTAGCATCTTGTTTAACTTCAAAATCACCCATCATTTTCTTGTCTTGAACACTCAAGAAAGGAAGAACTGACTGTTGTTGCTTTCTTGATAGAGATTCAAACGCATCCTTCATCCCCGTTCCACCCATACCTAGATCATCTGCAGGGCCAGCGTTTTTCAAAATGTTCAATAGTTTTCTTGCGTCCGCCTGGGTCAACACCTTCTGCCTGTTCTCAAATATCTGCCGAGCCTTAGATGCTTTCTTTATCTGCCCCGCCTTATGGGGGCCAGTAGCCTTCTTAGCTATTCTCTCTAATCTCTCAACGCCTTTCAAAGACTCGTCAAATCCTATCCCCTCGGTCACAGGAGCCTCATACTTTTCCCCAGTGTTGATCAAGGCGCGCGCGGGAGCTGTTAGAAAACCTAATTTGCCACCCTCTTGAGCTATCCCTTTATCCCAAAGATATTTACCAAGAACGCCGCCAGCTACAGCTGCTCCAGCCCCAAGAGCTACAACACCAACGGCTGATGTAGCCACCGCGGCAGAGAGAACGGCCAACTTGCTAACTGCTCCCGCCGCCCCGGCGGCAAGGGACGCGGCCACTGTTATTGGTGCTCTTATTAGAGCTGGGGCAAGCGCCGTCGCCCATCTTGCGGGCGCGCTAATTAGAGCTGACAGAATATTGCCACCCGTAACACCACCCAAAATTCCGCCAGTCCCCATACCACCCTCGGCTTTACCCGCAGCGCCAGGGCCAGAAGCATTTCTAGCACCCAACGCCGTCGATATGTTTTGTAGCGCTTGAATCTTTGTCTCTTCGCGACGCATCCCCTCGCGTTTGTCTTCTGTTGTCTCTTGACCCTCTTTGATAATGACAGCCGTTTTTTCTGTTGCGTCTTTCCAATCTGTTATCCAAGCATTGAAAGCCTCAAGCAATTCACCTATATCTTTCTTCTTACCCCCACCAAAAAACTTACCCATACTCTTGAATGGCGCCTTGATACCTTCAGACATTTTTTTCATCGGGCCCATCAAAGGACCGACCATAGCTTTGCCAGCTCCCATCGCCAACGACGCAGGTGCTCCAGCAATTTTCTTAGCAGCACCTGCCACGCTTGTCTTAGCTTTTGTTGTAGCCTCGCCTATCTTGGAAGGAAGGTTTTTCATAAAACCACCCATAGCCATAGCTAGTTCAGCAGCTCCGCCCTTCTTAGATCCACCGCCGCCAACGCCAACGCCAACGCCAACGCCAACGCCAACGCCAACGCCAACGCCACCGCCGCCTGCTATTGTTTTCAACAGCTTGTTCGAATCTAGCATTATACCATGCAGCGAAGAAAGACCGTCCGCGGACGTAGTTTCAGATTTCTTTACCGCGCTGATAAGGTCTTTGCTTACTGAGGCTGGTTTACCCATAGCAGCTGCATCAACATTTCTGGCGCGAGCAAGTGCGTCAGAAGCTTTCTTTTTTGCAGCTTCTCTTAGGTTATTTGTGGGGGTTTCGTCGGCCATGCGTTTTATCTCTTTCTGAATAAGCTGAACAACAATTTACTATTCCTTCTCACGGTCTTCATTGTCTTTTTGAACTTGATTATGAACCAAGTCTACATAAATCTGTCTCTCCCACGGTATCATATTTTCAAGCTCTGTAAAAGAATACTTGTGCCAATACTGAAGAGAAAAATTTGTTAAGATCATTGATTGCAAACTATCATTGTTCAGCCCTATGCGAAAAAATTCATCAGTCCCTCAATAACATAATCCTCTTTACCCCCACATTTGGGACATTCATAATGAACCTCATGCTGCATCTTCGGCATCGTCTCAAAAAATGATCGAACGTCATCCATCTGATTTGGTGTAAGGCCATCAAGAAACTTCTCTAACTCCTCTGACTTGTAATCAGACGCCTTAGCAGATTCCTCGCCGTCGTAAATCGTGTCAATACATCTTAGAGCCATTTCGTATCCACTAGCGACCGTATTAGCGCGAATTGCTTCATCTTCCGTCACGTCAATTGTGGGATACTTCATTATGATGCCTGTTGTTTCTGTTAATTCTATCTTGTTCGTATGTTTGTCATTGTAAACAACTTCAACATCATTCAAATTAATTTCTATTGGGATTGCCGGGCATCCGTCACATTTGTTCGTAACCATTCCAATCTCAGAAATCTCGCTAATCGATTTTGCGCGAAGCTTCAGGAAAAAATATTCAACATCAAAAACAGGCCAAGAATCAACCTTCGCCTTCTTTGATTTCAAACAGCTCTTGATTATCTCTTTGATAGCACATACAATCTCCTTCAAATCTTCAGACTCCAGCGCTATCAACATGATTTTTTCTTCTTTGACTAAGAATGGTCTGTACTTGATAGCTTTCTTAGTCGATGGTAAAATCAATTCATAAGTCGGCGTTACCGCCATTGGTAATTGCATAATATGTCCTTTTCATCCTCTCTCTTTAGAATATTGGTATATTTATATCGGAACCTATCGTATTATTTATGAAGGAAGCACTACGGGAAATATTTCCAATCCAACTTCCTATTTTGTCGTCTGCCGGTGGATCATCTTCTGTCACATATCTTTCAAATGTAAATGTAACACCGAGCTGGTGAAAGCTATCAGTGGCTGCCGAGTCAAGAGGCATGTCACCAATAAAAATTGGATATGCTTTTTTCATAGTTACTGTATGGATAGGCTGATTATCTTCATTCAATTGTATCACTTGAATGTTGGTAACATAGTTGTTGAAGTATTCAATATTACCTGTCGTAGAATCAACAATATAATTCATCCAAGCATCGAAAAACTTGCGTTCAAGAAACCCGTCATTACGACACATGAACTGCAATCCAACTTTTTCATAGATTCTGTTGTACGGCAAGCGATTGAGATAACTCAGCGTTTGAACATCCCAAGTAGCCAGTGACGTTCCTGGTATAGTGGCCTGCACGCACATAAACGAAAGCTCCTCTGGAGCCATCTTTAGCATGTCAGGTCTTCCCATACCCACGCCAGTCTTTTTCTTGAATCTGTCTATAAGATTGTCTTTTGCTTTATCAAGACTCTGTTTTATCCAGCCGCCGTCTGTGCCACTAGTAGCTTTTGTTTCAGCGTCCTGTTGTATCATTCCATACGGCATCATAAGATTGACCAAAAATCTGTTTGGTCTGGCTGGGCCTCCGGCGGCTGAAATCTTTGCAACAAAATCTGAGATTGAAGATCTCCCCGGCGTACCAAGAGTGCCTTTAATCGATCTCCCAAGCTTAGTGCGACTAAGTTGATTTTTTAGGAATTTGTTTGATGCAATTGATTTGGGGTTAAATGCCATGTTTTTGCCTTGTCTCTCTTATCGATATGTTGGATTCCCGCCATACTCCTCTAGCTCTTTTCTTCGCGAATTTAGACACTGGCAAGAAAAGAGAAACTGCCCATTCTTTAGGATGTACAGCAATCAATTTAGACATTATATTACTTCGTATATATTTCTTGACGGCTGGCCTCACTTCTCTATATTTAGGCCGAGCCAGAGCCTCCCAATCAACATTCATGCGCGTCATAGCTGCGGTGAGTGTTGGATCAGTAACGCGATTCATCAATTTGTTGAATAATCTGGCGCGCTGATAGAATGAAAGATAATGAAAATTAACGCCTATAAACCCAGCTCGCGATCTGCTGAATGGCATCACAAGAGGAAATCTATCATAATATGGCAATTCATCTTTCATTTTTGGCATATACTGAAACATATAAAGTCGGCCCAAAAATATTCGGCTTGTTGTTCTGAGTTTGCCTCCTGCAGCCACACTCAGATTTTCCCTCATACCACGTCGCATCTGTGGAGCTGTCTTATCTATTATCAAATTGTCAATTTCTTCCCTAAACCATCTTGTGGCTTTGT